TTATGGTATATAAAAGGTCATAGCAATGGTCAAGAAAAGCAAAAGCACTATTTCGATTAGCCAAAATACTAAGTATCTATTAGCATTGCTCTTAACATTTTTAATATTGTATTTAAATTGTCTATTATCAAAAATTCTATTTAAGTCTTGTGGGCTAAATAAATCCTTATATATTCGTTTGATGCTAAAAAAATATCGAGCATTTTCAATAAGATCTTTTTTTAACTGCTTAGCAGTTATCAAAAAATAGATTGTTGAAATCAGCAAAAATATTAATGACAAGTAGTACCTTTCTAAGTTGAACACTGGCCCGTCATTGTTTGAAAGTGAATTAAATATGAAAATTGAAATGAAATAACCCAATATTGTAAGGTTATTGTTTTTAAAACTAGAATTAATAAAATTTAAAACGTCTTTGTTTTTTAGTGATATTTCAGTCATTAACTCTGCAACTTTGTTTTTTGTTTCAATATACTTCTCCACATTTTCTTTAAGATAAATTTTATAAGAAGTTATTATGGATGTATAAGCATCTTTGTCTAAGAAGAGAGATGTTTTATTGTATCGAATATACCTTGATATAATATTTCTTGATAAGCCAAGTTTATCTTCAATACTTCCATTACCACTCTCGAAAATCCATTGATAAATTTTGAAAAACATTGAGTCATCATCTATACTTGTTTCGCTTGATAACGAACAATCTATTTTTTGGTAGCCTAGAATTTTGAAATTAAGCTGATTATTATCAAACTCAGACCAATCTGAAATAAAAGCAATACACAACAAAGTAGAAATTCTAGAGAAATAAGACTCCAGTTTTTTCAATTCAGCAGAAGACTCATAGACTTTTAAGTCCTCTGGTATTAAATTTATACCAGTAATTCCAGAGGTATTAGAAACTAGGTTTATATTTTCTACTCTTTCTTTCTTAATACTATCAGATATATCCTTAATAGATGGGATAGTACTGAACAGATTTGAAGAGAACTTTACATCACCAAACTCCTGAAAGTGAATTAAAACTTTTTCTTTGGATACTGAATAATCCTTTAGTACTTGAAAGAGTTGCTGGAGTGTAAGACTCTCTAAATATTTAACAAAGATATCTAAATTATAAATATTAATAGAGCTCGTTGTGTTTTTTATTATTTCTATTGTAATGATGGTTGATGAATCGGAATCAATATATTCATTTTGTTGGATTACGATATCTAAATCTTCTCTAACTTTGATAACAAAGGAAGAAGGATCCATCCCATCAATTGAAACACTAATTTTTAATGTGTCGCCACTTATTAAAGAATCATGGGAGGGGAGGAGATGTTGCATATCTATTTTTTTGCCATCCGTAAATTGCCATTCAAAAGAATAGGTTTGAACAGTCTCTTTTATATTGAGCATATTTCTCCTCCCAACCCCTTAATCTATATTTTCTTCAGTTTTTTTATCAAAGTTAAATTGTTGGAATATTTTTTCATCTTCAATTTTAATTTCTAAAACTTTCTCACCTTTTGCATTCACGGCGGAATGAATCATATGTTTTAAACCCTCTATATGACCATTCGTTCTAATTTCAATATCATTAGTAACTTTATAAGTCCTTCTAAATCTTGCTTTAATTTCTTTAGAAATGATATCAAAATGTGTGTCAAACTTCTGCTTGGTTGCCAGGTCTTTAACTTTACCTCTTATGTCATCAATTTTAATGTCTTCATTTTCAATTTGATAGTCCCCGAACACATATTCTATCATATTTTCTAATTGAAATGAAGATTGTGTTTTAAAATAACCTACAAGATTATTTCTTAGTTCAGTATAGTCAGCTGGTGATTTGGTTTTTAAACTTTTCGATATAACTTTTTCAATTTCCGTGAATGAATTTAGTGTATTTTTAGCGTCACCCACTACTTCTGTGACTTCAAGAAAATCAGTAGTCCAGTATTTTGATATTGTGCTATTAGTATCAGTCACAGTTATATCAATATGAAGTTCATCGTCTTCTAATAATGTGACGTTTATAATTGCTGTTTTAAGTGCCTTTTTATTGTAGGGTAAGCCGCTTAACAGTTTTAAATCAATATCATCCAAGAACTCTTCGGTTTCTATTTTAGCAATTGTGAGCCTTAGATCAGAATCTATCTGCTCCATTGTGGTTATTAGACTACCTCTTTTAGGTGGTCTAATGCCTGGGTAAGTATCAGCGGTATTCTTTTCAGCTCTTAACAGTCTGTCTGCTATTTTCTTACATTCAAAATTAAATAAGGTCTCAATTGAACCTTCGTTTTTCTGTGTGAAAAATGAGATAATACTAGAATAGATTGGAGAAGAGTCACTTGTGAAATGATAAAATCTTTTATTTGGATTTTCTTGTGAATCGTTAATGAGTTTATCTACGTAACTTTGCGCGTCGTCATTTTTGTTTACTTCTCTGTGGATAGGTGCATCTTGTTCTCTATCTATATTATAAAGGTTAGTCAACAAATTTACTTTTTTACCAACAGCATCTACTTGTTGTACTTCTTCACTATGTTGATTTTGTGTCATTTTACTCACGTCCAATCTTGTTTTTTTAGATGGATTTCACTCCAGCCACTCCACAGTCCCCAACTTCCCATCAACTCCAACAAACCCATCCACCCGATGCTTGAATATCAACTCAAGTCGATAAGATGCAAACTCATCTGAAACCAGGAAGTAATCGGCTACTTCCGAAATGACAACCGGCTGCTCGAAGGCGGCGACGTATACTTCTTCCATGAAGCGTGCAGGCATGAGAAGGTAGGCGGCCATTCGCTTTGCCTGGTTCTCGCATTTACCGATGGCATATGGATCGGCGCTGAATTGCGTTTGATGATGGGCGTACAGGTGACAGAACTCTTCTGCGAGCAGGAGCTTCTTCTCGATGGCGTCTAGTCCTTCCTTCAGGAAAATTGTGCCGCGCCTGCTGCGCTCACTGGGCAGAGAGAAGGCTTTGAGATGATGGAGCATGTTGTCTTGGACCAGCGGCTCGATGAACGGCTTGTCCAGCGGCAGAATGCGGATGCCGTAGCGCCAACAAATATCGTACATGTCGATTTCGTCCGGATATGTATAATGAAAATGGGAGAGGACCTTGTCGGCCCGTTCCTTCCAGTAATCTGTATGTTGTCTGAGCTTCATGAATTCACAACCTTTTGTCTCACATGCACAACATAGTGAGATATTACCATGTGTTAGGTAAAAATAAATACGGCTTATTAGACCGCAAAAAAGTGCTTATTCCCATAACCAGCTCACATCTTCTTGGAACTTCTGGTTAAGGTGGGAATAGACTTTTCTTTTAACTTTATGAAATTTTGGATTAATAGTAACTGAGATAGAGTCCTGTGTGATCTGTGGAACAATTTCGGGAGCTTCAGCAACCACCCAATCAACCAATATCTCTTTTTTCCAGTTCTTCTTGAACCCCTCAATGTTGAAAGGCGTAACTAATTTATTTATCTCGTTACGACCATATGGATCGAATAGTGAATGCTGGCAGCCCACATTCATGATGATATTATGGTCAAGTAGCTCTTCTGTTTCCGCAGTTCTAATAAAACCAAAATTTTCTCGTTTTTGATAAAGGTTATTGTATAAAAATTCTTGGAGTACCTTTTGGGCGCCTTCAGATACCGATTCAATAACAACAAGCGCATCATCAATAGCAAGTTGGTCTATAATTTTTAAAAGATTTGACTCGAATTGTTCTTCTATCAAATCCATCTCCATTGCCAACCGATACATGTGTTTGCAAGGTTTTTTGTTTCTCCTAAAGTCGATACATTCACAATACTCTAGCGATGAATTATATTGAGAAGCCCGTCCCTTGAAAATCGCTTCAACCTTTTCGCGGTCCAACTTTAAAGGTGTACATTCGACCTTTTTTGCAGAAACAATACGCTTAGTTTGACTTTCTTCATCGTGGATATCTCCCCAGATTGCCCACAACTCTTCTAATGTCATACAGCATCCCCCTTTTGTTAAATCACTAGATTAATCCTCCAGCTCCCCAAACCCATCGCCATACTCTTCCTCTTCATCTTCTAAAAACATTTTCTTCATCTTGTAATACTGCAAAAATTCCTTCACGCTCTTCTCCGGGTTCGAAGCAAGATCATGGAACATCACCGGATGCTTTTTTAGTTCATTGAAAAGCTCCAGCTCCTCAGCCGATAAATCAATTTCTTTACCGGCGACGATAATGGACTGAGCCCGAACGCTGTCTGATCTACCTAGAAGGTAATCGGTTGAGACATCAAAGTAATCAGCTAAGCGCTGCAGTGTATCTGTATCTGGGTAACGATTTCCATTTTCATAACCCGAAATAGAAACGTGAGTAACTTTAATTTGATCTGCAAGCTGTTTTTGGGTCAGCTTTTTCGCCACTCTTAATTTCTTTAGTCGTGGACCAAGCATTTCATCACCTCATACTATGTATTGTAATTTAACAGTTCGTTAAACTACATGAATTTCTTAACATTTAACTAAATAGAAAATTAATTAAATAAAAGTGTTGACTTTAACACTTAGTTAAATTATGATGTATTTAACACCAGGTTAAAGGAGTGAAGAAATGAATTTGCAAAACTTGCAAACGGTAAGAAATAAACTTGGTTTTTCATATCAGGATATGGCTACGAAATTGGGTATTTCATTTCAGGCGTATTGGATGATTGAGAATGGCAAGAGAGGTTTATCTTATGAAATGGCGATTAAAATTGCCAAGATATTAAATAAGACACCAGACGAAATTTTTTTAACTAAAGATTTAACTACAAGTTAACAATAGGCGTGTTGGATAGGAGGTGAGGGAAGTGGCAGTGGATTTGCTTAAACCTCTTGAGTTCACAGCAGATATTGAAGATCTCAAAGAAGCAAGTGAAATTTTCTTGGAATTCCTTGAATGGACTCAGGAACAAGGTTGGAGCGAGGCTGACATTTATCGGGTTTCTAAAATGGCTCTCTCGCTCCTTGAATTACGATCAAAGGTCTAAATTATTCACTACTCTTCGGTTATTTCGGTTTTTCTCTTTAGAAGCTTTTTTTCTAGCATCCAGTATCGGTTGATTGTGCTCAACGACTTTAGCAATAGCAGCTAAGTACAACTCCAGCTTTTGTTCTGCAATGGATTCTGGGGAGTCTCCATTCACATCTACGGATTGAACAACAGCGAGCGCAAAAGCCTGAGCATCAACAGCAAAGTTTTTAGGTTCTGACAAGTTCATCACCACCTTTCTACGAAAATCGTAACACATTCTTAGAAAGGAAAGAAGTTGAATAGGGGGTGAGAAAAGTGGAACCATTTGAGAAGAAAGCCACCGCTGGAACGATGGCTAATGATAAAACTACATTTCTTTCAAAGGCCTCGGATGGGCAATGTATTCTGCTGCGATGCCATGACGTAAAGCAGACTGATACATGCGCTGTTCGTCTTTATGAAACGAAGGAAGCTGCTCTTCGTGAATCTCAAATTCGTATTCAAAGCTTATGATTTTCCAATTGAAACGGTCATTATAGTCAATTGCACGCAGCTTTGCACTTTCTTTATCATGTTACATTACCCAGATGTGTGCCTTTGCACCAGCAATACTTCCGTAGTTTTCATTTTCTGGCATAGGAACGACATCAATTGCAAAAAAGTAAGGATTTGAATTCAGCATATTTTCACCACCTTTCTATGAAAATCGTAACACATTCATAAAAAGGAAAGAAGTTGGATAGGAGGTGAGGGAAGTGGAAGATATCAACTCGTTGGTACAAAATCATTTACCGCTGCTGCATAAGAAGATTCAAAAGGAAAGAAAGTCTGCCTCTATCAAAGAAGTAGAGAAAATGTACTCTGCCTTTTATATGTACGTAAGACTATACGGCTTAACTGATCGTTCATCAGAAGAGGTGAACCTGAAGGCTGTATTGGAGGATACGATTACATTTTTAGTACAGTTTGCGGACAAGCAGATTGAAGAGTCTATTGATAGACTGCAGCCGTTGTATTCACTGCTTAACAGCTTTCTATTGATGTATTCGATGGATAAACAACAGGATGATTATTCTAGTTGCGAGTGAGTTTTCGGTCAATTCTTGGTTGAGGTTGTAAAGACCTTCAATAGCAACTTGGCTTTTGCAGTTGGCACACTGCACGTAACCAATTACTAAGTCTTGGCTATTTCCAATTTGAATAGGCGTTTGGCATTCGGGACAGACGGCGCTAACAATTTTGGACACGGGCTTCCTCCTTAATTTAGCGCCCAACCTTCTATGAAAATCGTAACACATTCATAGAGAGGAAAGGAGAGAAGGAACATGATCGCAAAAGAACTGCTTGAAATGAACGCGTATATGCCAGTGAAGCTGGCAGAGCTGGCCAAGTCGGAACCTGACACTGCACTCGAATTGCTGCAGGCATGGGGTGACGGAACAAAGACGCTGCGGACACTTTGGAAAGAAGTAACCGATGCTCTGGCACCATACGAAGTAAAATTCAGTTCATGAACAGGGGGTATTCAGCATGCAAGAAGAGAGGCAGGCGCTGATCAAGCGCATGAACAAGGAGATGAAGGCAGTTGCCAACAGCCCCTCCAAAGAGGTCATGAGGTTCCGTCTGGGGCTGCTGGCGAAGTATGCCGGAGAGTTGAAAGCGGTGAATGACAAGATCCGTTGGTATTCCTGTCGGCAAAAGCGGGGAGCGTAACGGGGGTTGTTTAGATTTTGTACTTTGCTTCTATTAAACATTTTACCAGCTTCATAGAAAATTGCTGTTCAATGTCTGAACATGTTCAGATTTTGAACATTTGAAGGGAGGTCGACGAATGAACGTAGGACAACTCTTGCGCGCTACTCGTAAACGAGCAGGCTTGACGCAGGAAGCTATGTCCCCGTTAGTCAATATCTCCAGAAGCACCATTTCAAAAGTCGAGCGAAACGAAATGACACTGGCGACGGAGGACTTCATCCGGTGGATGCAGACGATTCAGACGAAACTGACGACGAATGCAGTCACCATTGAAACGAGTCTCTACATGATCAACGGCGTGGATATCAATCTATTAGTAGATATGCTGACGAAAGCTGTAGGGGGATTCATCTATTTCTTGTTGTGAGGAGGATAAAGCTGATGGAAGTACAGGAGAAGGAGTCGGACAAGCTGAGAAGAGATCTGACACTGTTCGTAAAGAAAATGCAGTTGGCCGGAATTGATATTGTAGCCATAAAAAAACCGACTGACGCGGGAACGTCAATCGGCAATGAAAATCTGCACACCATACATTACTAAAAACATTATAACACATGACGGAGCTTTTGGCTTCCGTCGAGCAGTCTAGGAACCTGTCAATGAATGATTTCCTCCCAAAATCATAAAACCGACAAATACCACTCTTGTTCCTGGGCTGCTCGATGGATACCAAGCCATCTGAATGGAGGTGGAACATTATGTATTGGGCAATTAACCGCAAGCAGATTGTCTGGCTAATACTGGCGATTCTATTGATAGAAGTAGCAGCGTTTGCTTTGCTGAAAGGTACGGCTATTGTTGCGCATGGAATATGGACAATGTTTTAAAGAGGAGGGAATTTGATGAATCTCATTCATGAAGTGATTGATCTATCACAAAGGCTTAATTCAGTAATGGACGATGCGGGAACCGGTATTATCTCTATCACCTTAGAATCGATGACAGGGCAATTCAGATGCCATTGCACACTCGATTTTTTCATTGGAAATTTTTCTACTTATGATGTCGTCGATCGTTTATGTAAAGATCCTTATCCGTTTGAACTGCACACAGAAATGGAAGGCATTTTGTTTTTAGCATTAGTACATCACAACGAAGTTCAGCAAATAAAAAGCCCATCCGCACTGGCATGCGAATGAGCAATGAAACAAATTCGAAACAATTGTTCTCCTGTGATTATCTCGCGTCATAGGAGAGGTGTCAAGTGGAAGGGGATGATACGATGCATCAGCTGAAGGTGATCGAGCATGAAGAGAAGCGTGTGCTGACGACGAGCCAGCTGGCAGAAGCATTTGTAACTAACAGCAAAGTGATCGCTCGGAACTTCCAGCGCAATCAGGATCACTATATCGCAGGGACACATTATTTTGTCTTGGCAGGCGAAGAACTGAAGTTTTTTAAAGCGTCACGTCAAGGTGACGTCAGCCTTAAATATACTTCTGTTCTGTATCTTTGGACGGAACAGGGGGCTTTTCTTCACGCGAAGTCCTTAAATAACGAGCGAGCCTGGCAAGCGTATCATATGCTGAATGACCAATACTATCAGTTATCAAAGCAGCTCAATAGGGGTGGCGTCAATATGACGCCCGCCTTGCCACCTGCTGTTGAACAGGTCATCAATCAATTGGAAAGTAGGTTGACAGTTTTGGAGAATCAATTACAACAGGTTACTTTGCACTCAGGAGAACAGCGGCGTCTGCGCAATGCGGTAGGTGAGCGGGTCTATGAATTATCCCGAAAGGAAGCCGGCGCACGTCCGGTCATATTCCGGGCTATTTATTCCGAAATACGTGAGCGTTACCAGGTCGATTCCTATCGGGATATTAGACAAAGCCAACTGAAAGACGCGCTACAGTTTGTCTCTAATTGGGGAGGCGCATCATGAGTGCTTACAGTGAAGTACGACACATTTTAGCTCAAGTCAGCGGTCACGATCGAGTCGTCACGATACCCAAACTGTACATAGAGCTTACAGGCAGCCTAGCAGAAGCTATATTGCTGAATCAGATTGTTTTTTACTCGGACAAGTCCAGCCGCACAGACGGCTATTTCTACAAAAAGTACGAGGAATGGGCTGAAGAAATTTGTCTGACTGAGCGGCAAGTCCGGCATGCGACGAAGAAGCTGAAAGAGAAAGAGCTAATCGAGACGAAGCTGCTGAAAGCGAACGGTGCACCGACAGTCCATTATAAATTACGTTTTGACAATCTTGTCAATTGGATTCTGACAAAAGGTAAGAATGGAATCTTACATAATGTCGGAATGGATTCTGACAAAACGTCAGAAACATTAACAGAGAGTACTACAGAGAGTACTACAGATAATAACAACAACAACGCGAGCGCGACTCCCGCAACCATATTCCGTTTTTTCGAAGAGAATGGGTTCGGCATCCTGACACCTCACATCGCAGACAAAATAGGAGCATGGATTGACGATGTTGGAGAAGATCTGGTCTTGCACTCTTTGAAAATAGCAGTGGAAAATTCAGCGCTTCGCTGGAATTATGCTGAAAGCGTCCTGCGGGATTGGAGCAATAAAAAGCTTGTTACCGTAGATCAGGTACTGGCTACAGAAGCTAAGAGAACAGCAGGGAGGGAACAGCATGGCAGAAATGAAAGGCTTGGAAAGCCTGCTCAACATCCAAACGGGCATTACGATGGAATCGACTTCTGAGATTTGCGATAACCATCCGAATAATAAAAAACGGCCCTTTTACATGATGATCATTGACGGTGAAAAAGTCTGTCCGGCCTGTGAGTGCCAGAAGGAAACAGAGGCCCTGGAGAAAAAGGAGTCCGATCGTTTGAATGCTGCAGATCAAAACCAAAAGCACAGCATGTTCAAGCGAGACAGCATCCTGACCGATATCGGCCTGCTGGAAGCTTCGTTCAAAACCTATATCGCAGAGCAGCCGGAAGAAACAGCGAATAAAGAGAAAGCTGCTGAAGCATTCAGGCGCTATAAACAGGAGCAAGTGTTCAATACATGGCTCGTCGGTAATCCGGGAGTCGGGAAAAGCCATCTGGCCATGAGCATCCTGCGTAACTGCAACGAGATGGGAACACGTGATAAAAGCTGTCTGTTCGTCAGCGTGGATGAAATGCTGCTGCGGATCCGGAGCAGCTTCAGCGACAAAGAAAGCAAGTACACGGAATTTTACTTTATCGACTTGCTTACCAAAGCAGACTTCCTCGTACTGGACGATCTGGGAGCCGAGACAGGCGGAACAGGGACGGAAAAGAAAGCTACGGATTTCACCATGCGCGTGCTATACGGCATTGCAAACGGCCGGCAGAACAAGCCGACAATCATCACAAGCAACTTGTCACTTATAGCTTTGGAGAAAATGTACGATCCGAAACTCGTTTCTCGGCTTATGCGAAATACTTTTCTGATTCGTTTTCGGGAGACAACAGACAAACGGATCCGGAATATTACTTTCTAGGAGGTGCTGACATGCAGCACATAATCAATCAACTCATACTCACTGCAGGGGCTTGGAATGAATCAGGACAGCGGGACAAGGTGCTGGAGAATCAGTTTGACCAATATCTGTTTGAACTGCAGTTGCTAACAGATACAGATCACGACGGCGCAATGCATATACTTCTGAGGTCTCTGAATAGCGATGAAGCCGCCGCTTAACGAAAGGAAAGGGATTGTGGAATATGGACCAAATACTCTTGGACAGTCTGGCAATCGACTGGTGCGTCAGACCGGGTGAACCTGACCGTTTTCGTGAAATGTGGAATGACGGGGAACACATTCTGAAGATTGCAGAAGAACTGCGAAGAAAGCCGCTAGAAATTGCATTAATGGCACTAGAGCAGGGGGAGCAAGGGTTGATTAAGAACCGCTCCAACGGAATATTTGGAGGTGAATTGAATGCTTGAACAACGCGAAGAATTGATTGCCGAAATCACGTTAAAAACCAAATACTCATTGTCTTATTTAGAAAACCTATCTGATAAAGAATTACGGATATTGCATAGCAGATTATGCAGCGAGAGCCATGTATGAACAGCTCGACTTATTCACTGCTGAATCAAGTACTCTTCGAATGTTTGATCAAGTTACCGTCCGACAGGCGATCGAAGCGGATGATGTAGAGACGTTTTATTATCTCCAGTCATTCGAAGGCAGGACTGGAGAAGTGATCAAACGGACAAGCCGGCAGTTAAATCAGTTTGAAGTATCATTTCCGGGCGTGCTACGCAACGGCATATTTTATGCTGATGAACTGGTACCGGTGAGAAAGGAGATCTGTTGATGACCATGCGAAAGCAATATATCCTTTGCCAGCTGAAACAAATGGATGTACGAGAGAATAATCAAAAGAAACCTGTAGAGACACTGACATACAAAGAATTGAAATATCTGCTGGCCGTCAAACGAGCAGCAGTACAATAAAACGATCAGGAGTGAAACTTATGAAACCTATTATCAACCTCAACGATTTCGCCGGCGGAGCCGCAGCGGAAAAATTCAATAACGAAATGCAGCGTGTGCTGGATAACATTGCAGATCCGAATACCGATTTTAAGAAAGCCAGGAAAGTGACATTGACCGTTACATTGAAGGCAAATAAAAACCGAGATCTGGCGAATGTAGCAGTAGAAGCTAAGTCCACCATCGCGCCTAGCAAGCCGATCAGCACCGACTTGATTATTGATTTGGCCGCTGACGGGAAAGTTACTGGTGCTGAACTGAAGAGCGGTCTTGTCGGGCAAATGTATGCTGATGAAAATGGCGAAGTACTGGATGACCGTGGAGAAAAAGTGCAGGAAGAAAAAGCGAAAGCTACCGACAGGAAAGTCGTTAACTTTAAATAAAACAGAGAAGAGGATGAAATTATGTTGAAAGAATTTGTGCAGTATTTATTGGAATTGAAGCGACCTGAGTTAGTGGAGGCTGGAGGGCACACGTACTCTACCCGTGCTTTGAATCGTTTGGATGTAGAGCAAGAAGTAGCAGCGATTCACATTCAAAGTCTGTCGGGATTGATCGACTATATCCGTTCAAATTTTGACCATGAGCGGTCTGTAATGATTCACGTGGAATCACCAACGCAGGTGAATGTATTTGATTCATTGAATGATATGAATGATCGACGAACCTATATCAAAGCAAAAGCTCTGTTGCCGACTATCCATTTTGAACGGTTCATGTCACGCGAAGCATTTAATATTATGCTGCAGTCCTGCTTTGTAGGCAACGGCACGAAGGAAAAGGTTTTAGAGCTGATCGCTTCCATTGTTGAAGAAAATTCAGTTACGCAGAACGATGATGGCGTCACACAGCGCGTCACTGCAAAAACCGGTGTGGCAACCGTTGGGAATAAAACGATTCCTAACCCGGTGAATTTGAAACCGTTCCGTACTTTTGTAGAAATTGCCCAGCCAGAATCAGACTTCATCCTTCGACTGCGGGAAGGTGGAGAAGTGGCCCTCTTCCAAGCAGACGGCGGTTCATGGGAATTGAACGCCATGCACAGCATCAAAGAATACCTGCAGACCGAACTACAGGATCTAATCGAGCAGAAGAAGGTCATGATTATTGCTTAATCTCTGGTGGCTGTTTTTCTTACTGGCTGTTCCTTTGTGTTACTGGATCGGCCGCAGCGTAGGTTATCATGCCGGTGTTCACACCGGCTATAACCATGGCTGGGTGGATGGAAAACGAGCTGGTAGGAAGGCTGGAAGACGCAAGCCGTATTGATGAACATTAGACGGATAATACGACAGAAAGAGAGTGGGAAAATGGAATTTAACATCGTAAAAGCTGCGATTAAAAAGGCAGTAGAACAAATCGTGACAAGTGATTCGTGGGATCAATGTCCAGTCGTTGTCGTTGACTATCATAATTGGGCAGTCATAAAATTCGATGACGATTTTGATGCCCAAGAATATTTAGAACGGTATTGTAATTTGAGTGACTGGTGTGACAGAGAATTACCTTACAACGGCGAAGACGACGAGGAAATAGTAGTAATTAAATATTGCGGAGGATACGTAAAGAAGACGCACCCTCTGGTTTATAAAGATTATAAATTCTTCAAGGAAATTGACGGCGTTGAAATTTACCGTAAGAAGATACTAGCAAACTTTGAAGCATCAGTTTCTATGTCAGTCAATATTTGAACAGTTGCACATTCCGAACATGATGCGAAGGAGGGAATGTTTTTGTTGGAAGAAAAAATTTGTTGGACTTGCGGGCATTATGCCTTTGCTTGTTTCGCGAGAAAAGAGGTTGACTACAGCAAGACATCTGATGATACATGCAACAAATGGTGTCCGGAGGGAACAAAAGGAACTGTTACAGACGTGCCTATGGAAGAACTTGACGGCACAACATTGGAAGAAAACACATACCTGAAAGACGATATGTCGAATTTATAAACTCCACATTCTGAACATGAAGTGAACCACTCGGTAATAACAAATAGTTAGAAAGGAATAAAGCCATGAACTTAAATGATTACCAAGAATTGAGCAAACGTACTTTACCCGAATTTAAACATAGCAAGTCAAGTAAAGCAGCAAACCTATCTAATTACGCAATGGGGCTGTCTGGTGAAGCGGGCGAGGTAGTGGACTTGTTAAAAAAGCATGTGTACCATGAGCATCCTCTTGATCGGGAAGAGCTGGCAGGTGAGTTAGGAGATACTCTTCACTATTTAAGCGGTCTGGCATCAATGAATGGCTTGACGTTGGAAGAAATCGCAATCAAAAATATTGAGAAGTTGAAGAAGAGATATCCGAATGGTTTTAGTAAGGAAGACAGTTTGAATCGAGGTTAGTGAAAACAAAAAAACGAGAAGTTTCCCTCCCGCTCATCCAATTATATTATAGCATGGAGGGCGCTCTCGTGGAACTGAATAATTTACATATTGACTGTAAGGGAAGGTTATTTATTGATATAATGGAAGTACCTAAAAATTGCGTAGTAGTCATTTCTGACGGTAAAGCCAAGCTGCGTGAGTTGCCCGATCATGGTGAGTATAAGATCGTGACTTATCAGGGTGATGTGAAACGAATGAGAAGAGAGGAAGGCGAAGATTTTTGAAAAAGATTTCAGTAATAATTCTGGCAGCGCTCTTGTTATCAGCATGCAGTGAAGAAAAAGCAGACAAAGATCAAGGAACTGAAAAAGAGGTGGCCCCTATAGAGAGTGTTTATGAGAAAGAAACAATATCAAGTCAGCAGGATGAAGCAAATCAGGAAAAGAAGCCAGTAGCAGAGAAGAATGATACCGTTCATCAGAATGAAGCAGAGTCAAAGCCGGCAGAACACTCCGTTCAGCCAGCTGCCAAGACTTTGAGCAATGAAAAATTTAAAGAAGCTATTGATTATAGCATGCTGAGTGAAGGAGACGAATTATTAAGTTCTTCGGTTGCCGACAGCAAACTCTATGCCACGGTGAAGTTGGGGGAAGAAGCTTTTGAGCCATCTATGATGGCCGCTTCATCTTATAGCGCATTGTCGGATGAATTACTCTCCAAAGAAGGCTGGGAAGTACTGACTGTGGAGTTTGTAGATATTGGAACGGTCAGCATGAATCGAAACGAAAAAGAAACGAATGAACTGGGTATGGACTATTTCCCAGTGGCTAAGATAGAAGCAAACTTAAACTAAACTAATTATCTGTCCCCCCTGGCCAACCAGAGGACAACATTTGATTGCAGCGCCTTGCTGCTTCATTTGTTGTCCTCTTTTTTTATTCCAAGGAAAGGTGTTGAGTAAATGAAGACATTGCAAACTGAATTGATGAGAAGCGGGCTGGCTGATCCGGTCGTGGTGAAGAAGAAAGAAACCCAGAAAACACAACCCATTTTCACCAGGCGAGAGCTGGAAGAATTGATGGGCACTCGGAGAGATACATACAAGCGAGTCAATGGAGCGGTACGCAGAAAATAAAAGGGGGCTTCAGGATGAACGAATTATTGAGCAATATAAATGGTAAAGCAACACAGGCGGCAGTAGAGGACGTATTAAGACAGTACCGAACCTACATGCTGACGACACCCGAAGAGATGATGCCGGCTATTACGGCAAAATATACACTTGAGATGCCTAATTTCTCGAATGTGAAGCAGTCTTCTGTTGAGAATGCAGCCGTTAAAATAGCTGATTCAGAAACCAAGTACCTCCGCTTTTTAAAATGGTTCAACTTGGGGTATTTCAAGTTGACGACGATTGAAAGGCAAATAGTCTTTATGGCTTATTTGGACGCAGATCCGCTGTATAACTATGAAATCTATACAGAGTTACGAATGTCAGAGAGCAAGTATTACAGACTGCGGCGCCGAGCCTTGTTCAAACTGGCGATAGGCTTGAGAATCGAAGTGTACGAAAGCGAGGAATAGGATATGAATTTTGTTCAGCCAATCCGTGATATTGAAAAGGTCCGGGAAGTCCGTTCTATTCTGAAACAGAAGAGTGATCGTAACGAATTGCTCTTCTGTTTTGGCATATATACCGGCCTGCGTATATCCGACATCTTGCGTTTGAAAATAAAAGATGTTCGGGGGAAGAGTGCACTGATGGTGCGTGAACAGAAAACAATCAAGACGAACCGGGCGAAAAGAATTCCCGTCATGCCTGAACTGCAAAAGATGATAGAAAGATACGTAGCCCATATGCCTGATGACGAATACTTATTCAAAAGCAGGCAAGGACGCAATAGCCCGATCACTCGTGTGCAAGCATATAACATTCTGCGAGACGCAGCCCAGCAGGCAGAACTAAAGGAGATTGGGACACACACGATGCGCAAAACATTTGGCTATCATATTTATCAGGCCACAAAGAATGTTGCGCTACTGCAGGATATATTTGGCCATAGTTCAGAATATATCACACTCAAGTATATCGGAGTGAACCAAGACGCTATTGAAGCTGCATACAGAATGCTAAAATTTTAAGAGGGGTACCTGTTCATTTTCTGGGAAATATAATCGCTTTGACGTCGCTTATGCGGCGTTTTTTATTTGTCCTGTTTACGGAAGCGACCACCTGATTTTTCGCACGAAAACTAAATGGGGACTTTACTTCGTTAAAGAGTTATACATAATTAAGAGCTGTAAAACTCACGGAATGAATAAGGGGCAAAGTATTGTGATGATTAGGTTTTCTGCTAGTCCTTCACATTAACAGAATATGTATTATGTTAATGTGAATAGAGGAGACAGAAGATACCAAATCAATCATATGAGACTGTGTGTGACAGAAATGTGGGAGACTTTTGGGAGACTAATGACAGAGATTATGATTTTAGATGTGTTAAGATGATAGTGTGTTATAAATGTAATAGAGCGAATCAGTACGGCCCTCTGAAATATATTTGGAGGGCCGTACTTTTTTAATTATCGCACCAAGGTGCAGTATGAAAGGCTTTGTCCAATGAATTTATAATTTAATTGTGTGTAAAACGTAAACAATTTAAAAAAGCGAAGGGTCCTTCTGGCCAATAAAGACGCGGTGCGGGGCAGCGACTCGCCCGCGTTTTCTAGACACAAAATGGCCCGGAACGAGTCTTCCTTCCAAAGTGGGGTGTGAGAATGGCGAAGACGCCTGTTAATGATCTGGTAGTGAATACTACTGCCATAGCGAAAATGTTCAATCTGACAGAGCGCCGCGTGCGCCAGCTGGTGGAGGAAGGCGTAATTGCCCGGGTCGGCCATGGACGTTTTGATTTAATAGACACAGTAGGTAAATATGTTACGTTTCTAAAGCTTTCTGCTGAAGGATTGGATGAAAACGATGTAGTCGAATCTTTGGAATACGAAAAGTGGTTGCACGAAAAGGCGAAAAGAGAAAAAGCGGAGATTGAGCTCGCTCATATAAAGAATGAAATGCATCGTTCAGAAGAAGTTGAGAAAGTGCTCAACCACATGGTGATGGCATTCCGTTCGAAAATGCTGTCTTTGCCTACTAAGGTCGCCTTGATGCTCGTCAATAAATTCGATCCTAAACAAATCGAAGCAATTCTTGAACAGAATGTTCATGAAGCACTCAACGAACTATCAAACTATGATCCAGCATTGTTCATTGAATTGGTGGAGGATGAGAAAGATTTAGTGGAGGTAGTTGACGGTGATGCAAAAGCAGACGCTAAAGCTATTCCAAAAGACAGCTAGTTTAGTTGCCCCTCCTCCTAAATTGAAAGTTTCCGAATGGGCCGACAGGGAGCGAATCCTTTCTCAGGAGTCCTCTGCTGAATATGGCCGCTGGAATACTGACAGAGCACCTTATCAGCGTGAAATTATGAATGCTGTAAATGATGCCAGCATAGAAGAAATCATTGTGATGTCGAGTGCTCAAGTGGGCAAATCTGAGATTCTTAACAATATCATTGGTTACTTCATTGATTATGATCCTTCTCCTATGCTGATGGTGCTACCGACCTTAGAAATGGCTGAATCTTATTCCAAGGACCGTCTGGCTTCCATGATTCGTGATACGCCTGCATTGAGCAAGAAAGTATCAGATGCGAAAGCAAGGGATGGCAATAATACATTGCTTCATAAGAAGTTTGCCGGCGGTCATATTTCTTTGGTCGGTGCTAACTCCCCAGCTAGTCTTGCGTCACGTCCAATCAGAATTGTATTGGCCGATGAAGTGGATCGTTTTCCTGCTTCCGCAGGGACAGAAGGGGATCCTTTGTCACTCGCCCATAAGCGTACCAAAACATTCTGGAATCGAAAGAAAATATCAGTGTCCACTCCTACTGTGAAGCACGCTTCTCGAATAGAGGCGGAATATGAAGAGAGCACGATGGAGCAATGGTGTATATCCTGCCCGAGCTGCGGTCAGTTTCAACCATTTGAATGGACACAGATCCGTTTCGAGCCGGTAGGTATGGAGTGCCGTTTCTGTAAGGAACATCACACAGAAAATGAATGGAAATCGCGTGAAGGCAAATGGATTGCACGGAACGCTGCTTCAGGAAAGCGTGGTTTTCATATGAACGCCCTTGCATCACCATGGGAATCCTGGACAAAGATCATTAATGAATTTAAAGAGGCGAAGCGTAAAGGGACCGAAAATCTAAAGACATGGAAAAATACTACTCTCGGTGAAAGCTGGGAAGAAAATACGATAGATCAAGACCATGCAAAGCTTGTCGCACGCAGGAAGCGTTATGAATGTGATATTCCTGAAGGTGTGCTCGTTTTGACTGCAGGAGTTGACGTGCAGAACGACCGTCTGGAAATTGAAGTAGTAGGCTGGGGCGTCGATGAAATTAGCTGGGGCATCTCTTATAAGATATTTTACGGAGATCCTGGCCAGGATGCGGTGTGGAATCAGCTGGATGCGTACTTGCAAAAAGAGTGGCTTTGCAATGATGGTTCCCAATTATCGGTTACTGCTACCTGCATTGACAGTGGGGGTCACTATACAAATGAAGTATATGATTTCTGCAAAGACCGGGAGCACAGGAGGATTTTCGCCATTAAGGGGAAAGGCGGTACCGGTGTTGCTTATATCAATAAGCCGTCAAAGGTCGGCCGTCAAAATGTCCACCTATTCACGATAGGGGTCAACGAAGGGAAAGATTTGCTTTATTCAAGATTGAGGAATGAATTTGAAGAGAAGCCTGGTTATTGCCATTTTCCGATTGAACAGGAAAAGGGATATGACGAGGCTTTTTTTATTGGACTTACATCTGAGTATAAGAAAATTCGGTTCATCAACGGGCAGCCGCGTCATGAATGGGTGAAGAGAACGTCCAGCGTGCGGAACGAACCGTTGGATTTACGTAACTATGCCACGGCAGCGCTTAAAATCTTAAATCCTGACTTGCAGTACTTAAAAGACAACAAACTGAACGGCAGTGTGTTCCGTCAATCGACCAAAAGACGAAAAAGAAAACGAAAAATGGTTTCGAAAGGATTGTGAAATATGGCCTTCTCTGTAGTAGAAGTGAAAAAACGTCTGCAAATTTGGCTGGATGCTGAGGAAGCAATCGCCAAAGGGCAGAGTTACATGATCGATAACCGGCGATTGGAACGTGCCAATCTAGGCCAGGTCCGCGAACAAATCAAGTTTTGGCAACGCGAGCTTGTAAAAGCCGAAGCAGCCATGACCGGTAAAGGTAGCCGGCGTGTTACCCGCGTAGTTCCTAGAGATTTATGAAAGAAGGTGGAGTTGAGTGAATGTTATTGATAAAGCAATTGCTGCTATTTCACCTGAACGTGCGCTAAAGCGGGCAGGAGCGCGTAAACAACTGCAGCTTCTCAATACTGGCTACTCCAACAGCGGCGCCAGTAAACGAAAGAAATCTATGCTTGGGTGGATTTTTAAAGGCGGCAGCCCGAAAGAAGATATTGACGATAACTTGGATACACTGCGGGAACGTTCACGTGATCTTTTTATGAACACACCTCTCGCCACTGGATCATTGAAAACCATGCGAACCAATGTTGTAGGGGCCGGCTTGAAATTGAATTCTCAAGTGGATTATAAATTTCTTGGAATGAGCGAGGAGCAAGCAGAAGAATGGCAGACAAAAGTGGAACGCGAATTTTCAATTTGGGCTGATTCCTTAATGTGCGACTCCATGCAGATGCAAAATTTCTACGGATTGCAGCAGCTGGCCTTTCTATCCTTTCTTATGTCAGGAGAAGTATTCGCTTTATTGCCGTATCAATATCATAAACAGCATTATTACGGACTGCGCATTCAGTTAATTGAAGCAGATCGCGTCTGTTCTCCTGCAGGCGCAGCGGAAAGAATACTAAACGGCATTGAGCTGGGTTCTTTTGGTGAGGTAACTGCTTACCATATCGCAAAAAACCACCCACTTGGGATGTCTTCGATTCGAAATGAATGGGTGAGGGTAGAAAAGTTCGGAGCCTCTACAGGAAGGCAGAACGTCTTGCATTTGATGGAATCCGAACGGCCGGAGCAGCGCCGCGGCGTACCGATCCTGTCGCCGGTCATTGAGAGTCTGAAGCAGCTGGATCGTTATTCGGAAGCGGAGCTGATGGCCGCCTTGGTTTCTGCCCTGTTTACCGTGTTTATCGAGTCGCAAGACAGCGGTGAACGATCCTTTGGAGAAGGCATTCCTGAAGAAGATCGGATAGATGATGAGGACGATACCAGTTATGAACTGTCACCCGGCGCAATTATTTCCCTTGCTGAAGGAGAAAAGGTGACTACGACGAATCCAGGCAGGAACAATGCGGCGTTCGATCCGTTCGTCGTCTCGATTTGCAGACAGGTCGGAGCAGCCTTGGAGTTGCCTTATGAGCTGTTGCTCAAACATTTCACATCTTCCTATTCAGCTTCACGCGGAGCCCTGCTGGAAGCGTGGAAAATGTTCAAGATGCGGCGTTCTTGGCTGGCAGCCCATTTTTGCCAACCCATCTATGAAGAATGGTTAACGGAAGCAATTTTACTTGGCCGTATAGATGCCCCTGGCTTTCTGGATGATCCGCTGGTTCGCAAGGCGTACGCTGCAGCTGAATGGAATGGACCGTCACAAGGTCAGCTGGATCCGTTAAAAGAAGTGAATGCTGCGGAGAAGCGTGTGCTGAATGGATTCTCTACACGCGCCAAAGAGACAGCAGAAATGACTGGCGGGGATTATTGGCGGAATCATCAGCAGCGGGTGAGGGAAGAGCGCTTGCGTCGTGAAGAAGGACTGGATCTGGCTTATGAAAAAATGAATCGAGAGGAGGTGAAGGAAGATGAAGATTGATATTAAGGGGCCTATCATCAATGATTCTGATCAATGGATCTATGACTGGTTCGATATACCGGCCACCAGTCCAGGAAAAGTGAGCGCGTTGATCGAGAAAGCTATCCGCAATCAGGATAACGAACTGACAATTGTCATTAATTCTGGTGGCGGCAGTGTGTATGCCGCTTCGGAGATGTATACAGCTCTTAAATCGTTTGCCGGGAATGTAAAAACACAGATTGTTGGCCTGGCTGCATCAGCCGCTTCCATTCTTGCAATGGTTGGCCACACGGAAATATCACCTCTTGGCCAGTTAATGATCCATAACGCTTCTACAGGAGCGCATGGTGATTATAACGAAATGGACGATACGAGTGACTTTTTGCAAAAGGTGAATAAAACAATCACCAATGCGTACCGGGCAAAGACTGGTAAATCGGAAGAAGAATTACTTGAAATGATGAATAACACGACATGGATGACGGCCGGCGAAGCGAAGGAAATGGGATTTGTCGACGCCATCATGTTTGAAAGTGAATTTGGCGCTGTAGCAAATGCTGAGCAGCCGGAACTGGTAAATGGAATCATTCCTAAAAAGGTGATTGATCAGCTTCGACAGCAATTGAAACAAGATCCAATCAATAAGGCTACAAATTCAGCAGAGAAAAAAGGGGGAAACAAACCGATGGATATGGAAACATTGAAAAATGATCATCCTGAATTGGTGAATCAATTAGTTCAGGCAGCTGCGAAAAGCGAACGGCAGCGTATTCAGGAAATCGAAAATATTGCGGTTCCAGGAACAGAGGAAATAATCAACAAGGCGAAGTTCGAAACAGGAATTTCTGCAGCGGAAACTGCTATGGAAATCCTGAAAAACGAAAAAGCAAGAAAAGCTGAAATGCTGAACAATATTCAGCAAGATGCAAATCCGCTCAATCAGGTGGAAAACGGTTCTTTGCCGCAGAAAAGTGAAAATATCGATGACTACGTGAATACGATTTTGAATAATACAGGATTGATGGGAGGGAAATAATATGGCACGTTATTTTGAGTATGAAAACTTACTGGCAGGCTATCAATCACATGTCGTAACAGAAGCGATTACGGTAGCTGCAGAACAAGAGTTGTCTGTAGGACAGGTATTTGCTTTGAACGAGGCAAGCGAGGCTGTGGCAGTTTCCGGCGTGCTTACAGCTGACGATGTGTATGGCATTATGGCTGATGCCGTTGCTACAGCTGCGGGAGAAACGAAAAAAGCTGTTGGATATGTGGCAGGCGAGTTTAATGCGAACAAAATCATTTTGCCCGCAGACGCCGATGCGGCTTCTTACCGGGTGGCACTAAGAAACAAAGGTATTTATTTACGCACTGCCATTGCTGCAGATGTACAGGGGGAGGAATAACTGATGGCAAATACAATTGATATTTTTGAACCGCGCACGATGCTGAAATTCGTGGAGCGCATGGCGAAGCCGAGTACATTTCTGCGCGACACGTTCTTTAAGGGGCGGGAATATTCCGTAACGGATAAAGTCGATATCGACATGAAAAAAGGCAGCCGGAAAATCGCTCCTTTCGTCAGCGAAAAACTGGGCGGCAAACTGGTTGAAAACTCTGGTTTCAAGACCGAAACGTTTGCTCCGCCGTTGGTTGCCCCTTTCAAAATTACGACAGCTGCGGATATCATGAATCGTTCGATGGGCGAGAATATTTACTCTGCTAAGGCACCGGACGAAAGAGCCGCGGAGAAATTGGTGAAAGACTTAGCGGAGCTGGAAGAAATGGTGACACGCCGTGAGGAATTAATGTGTGCTCAGGCATTGTTCGAAGGGAAAATCACTGTCGTAGGTGATGGGCTGGATCATGAAATTGATTTTAATTTCACGAACAAGGAGACGTTGTCAGGAACTGATTTGTGGTCTGACCCTGCATCTGATCCAATTGCTGACCTGAAACGATATCAGCGTGTGGTACAGCAACGCGGCCATGTAACTGCTGATACAGTTATCATGGCAGCGGATGTGGTGGACACATTCATCAACCATAAAAAAGTGCAGGATATCCTGAATTTGCGGCATTTAAAAGTAGGAGAATTGGAAGTGCTTGATCTTCCGAACGGCGTGACGTATATCGGGCATATTCCAGGCGTCGGAAAAATCTATGAATACAATGAGTACTATTTGGCTGACGATCAAACGATGAAGCCGATGGTACCGGATGGAACAGTTACCCTGCTGTCGACGGCTGCGGAATTCTCGATGGCATACGCTGCTATCACACTCGTAAAAGATGGTCAGTTCACTACATTCGAGTCTGAGCGTGTTCCGGATACGTGGACAGAAAAGAATCCTGCCCGTCAAATTGCACAGCTTAATTCAAAGCCGCTGCCTATCCCGAAAGAAGTGGATAGCTGGTTTGTGGCGAAAGTGAAATGAGGTGAATGACTATGATCCGTGCAATGGAAAATATTCGTCATAACCAGGAAGTCTTTAAAAAAGGTTCACTCATTGATGGTCTGTCCAGTGACGAAGCAAAACGGTTAGTGGCGCTGAAATCAGCTGAGTATGTGATCTCTCCTGAAGAAGAACTAGATATTCAGACAGCAAAAACAGAAATCAACATTGATCCTGAGCTTTTCGAAGAGCTGCGTGCCGCGTTAGATGAGGAATATAATGCAGAGGAATTGTCCCGTGAAGCAAAAGCAGCAGGCGTCGACCTTACGGGTACTACTACGAAAAAGGCGGTTATTGAAGCAATCATTCGCCAGGGCAAAGCAGATGATCTGCTGGAGGAAGCTTCCGATGAATAAAACGTTTAAAGACTTCGCATTCGAAGACTTGGACGTTTTTTTTAATTTGGAAGAACTGGCAGACATGCATGAGCTGGATGGCGAGATGATGCCGACGGTCGTAGTAGCTACAAAAGCGGATGAAAAATTAGGTGGCGTATCTCGTGACCAAATGTATTCTTCGCAAGAGGTCTTTAAAGAATACAAAACTATTTACGTCAGATCTTCTGATTACTATATTCCGAAAGTAGACAGCAGAATTACACTGGATGGGACGGATTATTATGTCGAGGAAACATCCGATGAATCCGGTGTGCTCAAAATTATCGTTTCGGCAAATGAAAGCTAGGTGATAGCAAATGATCACATTAGATCTTCATAAGGTAGAAGAAATTGAAAGATTGCTAAGCCAAACGCCCGATCAAGTGAATAGGGTGCTTGCGATAGCGATTAATAGTTCTGCTTCGCACGGAAGGCGTCGAGCGGCCAGCGCTGTCAGGAAAGAGTATGTGGTAGATAGACTGGGAGCCATGCAGGATTTGAAGATGATCCGTGCGACCCCTGGGTATCTGCGTGCTGAACTGAAATCAGTCGGCACACCAATTGCTTTATTCAAGTTCGATACGATACCCAAATTTCCAGACGCAGCAAAAGTGCGGGCGAGAGTGAAAAGGGCAAGTGCTCATAAAAATATCGAAAGCGCTTTTGTCGCACAAATGAGAAGCGGCCATATCAATGTCTTTGAACGAGTAGGAAAAAGCAGGACACCTATCAAAGGCCTTTACTCCCCGTCTCTTCCGCAAATGTATGGAAACGATGATGTCATCAAGGACGTCGAGCCTGAAGTGGAGAAGCGGCTTGATCAAGAATTGACCAAGCTACTGGAAAGAATGTTGTGGGGGTAAGCGATGCACTCATTAAATATTGTTGACGATTTAGTAAAGTTCATCGGAGACTCACTTTCATATATGGAGCTTCAGACAAAAGACGAAACAATAACCAAAGCGCCTACCGTCTATGATGGGTACTTGCCTCCTAAGCAAAACAGAAGACGAGGCGGGGAAGACACAGAACAAGAGGATTACCCTTTTGTCATTGTACGTTATCTGGGCGAAACAGATGAAATACATGAAAAGAACAGAATTCGATTCAGGCTGCTGATCGGAACGTACAGCAAAGATGAGCAGCATGGATGGCGGGATACATTGTCCGTCATGAATAGAATCAAGTTTGCATTGAAAGAACAGCAAGTGATTGGTCCAGTGAATCTCACAGGCAAAATCGATTCTGCTCTTTTTGAAGAACAAATGCGGCCGACTTGGCATGGAATCATGGAGGTCGAGTTTGAAGCGCCGCAAATCCAATGGAATAGGAGTGTTTGGGAAGATGAGTAAAGCAAAAGAAAGCAATCCGGAAGAACCGGTATTGAAAAAAGAAAAAGTAGTGAAAGAGGCATCTGCTCCAATTCAGGCAGATGTCTTTATTTATGTCGGCCCGACTTCTAAGCGTCTGACCCGTTACGCTTCATTCACAAATGGTCTGCCTACACACTTGGAAGAACATTTCACAGCCTGCCCAGTGCTGCGGAAGCTGTTCATTCCAGTTGAAGAATTTATGCAGTTCGAACAGCACGTCACTGACAGTAGTTCAGTTGAATACATGCTTTTCCAAAAAGCATCAGATTATTTTAAAGGGGTGAAAGAATAATGGCATTCCGTCATGGATCGCGCGTCACAGAAGCACCTACTTCCTTAATGTCGCCTGTTGTAGCAACCGCAACGCTTCCAATTGTTTTTGGAACCGCTCCTATTCATTTGGCCAAAACGCGCGAGCACGTTAACGATATTGTAGTGGCCTATTCATTTCCTGAAGCCCAGGCTGCTCTGGGATATTCAGAGGACTGGAAAAACTATACGCTATGTGAAGCGATGGATGCTGCGTTCAGGCAATTCAATGTGGCACCAGTCGTTTTCGTGAATGTTCTTGATCCGGCAAAACATAATGAGCCAGGCACCGAAGACGCGGTAGTTGTGAATAAGAAGGCAACACTGCAGGCAAAGGACATTCTGCTTGAAACGTTAGAGGTGAAAACGGCGGAGGGGTTGCCTTTGGCTACCGACGAAGACTATGTGGCCACATTCGGGGATGACGAAAAAGTAACGATTGCTTTGTTTTCGGATGCTCAGACAGTCACTGCTACTTACAGCCGGCTGACACCAGAAGCTGTTACGAAAACAGAAGTGATCGGAGGATCAGACGTCGACACTGGTAAATTGAAAGGACTGGAGCTGCTGAATGCTGTATTCCCAAAAACGGGTATGGTGCCTGGCCAAGTATTGGCTCCTAAGTTTTCGAAAGATCCTATGGTAGCGGCGGTAATGAAAGCCAAAGCTTCTGTTATCAATACGTACTTCCGAGCCATTGCATTGAATGACATTGATACTAAGCAAGCAAATGTCTATACCAAAGCGAATGAATGGAAAACTAAAAACAACTACACGAGTGAAAAGGAAATTGTCAACTGGCCATTAATCGGTTTAGGTGATCATGTCTATCATCTCTCTACACAGCTGGCCATGCGCATTATTAAAACAGCAGCGGATAACGGAGACTATCCTCATGAATCTCCATCGAACAAAAGCTTATCCATGAATAAGATGCTTGTCGAGAAAGAGGATGGCACGTATGACGAAGTGGATCTCGGTCCAGATCAGGCAGAACTGCTGAATAGCCAGGGTATCGTTACGGCACTCAACTTTATCGGCGGGTTCAAGGCATGGGGGAACAATACTGGCGCTTTTCCTGCTAATACGGACGTGAAGGATATCTTCATTCCCGTGCGTATTACGCATAACTGGCTTGCGAACAGTATTATTTTGACTACTTGGAGCAAAGTGGACGGCCCTATTCGAAATCGCTTAATAGATTCCATTGTGGACACAATGAATATTTGGCTGAACGGGCTGCAGTCTCAAGGTGTGCTGTTGGGCGGCAGAGTCGAATTCCGTCAAGAAGATAATCCGAAAACTGATTTAATTAAAGGGAAATTGCGTTTCCGTTACTTTGTTGCGGAACCGACTCCTGCCCAGGATATTGAAAATATCTTGGAATTCGATGCTAACTATTATGACTTGCTATTTGCTGAATAAGAGGAGGGAAACTTATGAGTATTATTCCAGAAAAAATGAATGATTCACGTGTATACGTCAATGACAGTCCGGAATATAAAGGCATTGCAGATCTGCAATTGCCTTCTCTGGACGCAATGACGGAGACTATCAATGCTGCAGGAGTGCTCGGTGAGTACGAATCACCAAACATCGGTCATATGCAGTCTGCGAAACTGACAATCAACTGGACTTCGACGATTGATAAAAAAATGACGGATTTCTATAAGCAAGAAACTATCAAGGTTGATTGCCGACTGGCGGATCAGCGCTATGATTCGAATGCTGCAAAACATACGTTTATTGCTAATCGTGTGCTTGTGATCGGGAACGTTGTAAAGCACGATCTTGGAAAGGCCGCAAAAGGAAGCCCGTATGACGGTTCTTCAGAAATCGAAGTTCTGTATGTAAAAGTGGAAAGCGACCAGGAAACGCTTCTTGAGTATGACCGGACAAATTATATTTATAAAGTGGATGGCAAAGACGTGCTGGCTGATCTTCGCGCTGCACTTGGAATGTAAAGGGAGGAAATAGACATGAATGAAGTGAAAAATACGACAAACGAAACAGTGCAGGAGGAACAAACGGTAATCCATATGCCGTTAAAAAAACCGATTAAGGTTGATGGCAAGGAAATCAGCGAGATGACGCTGGATTTTTCCAGCATGAAAGGAACCGATATTTTAAGCATTGATCAGGAGCTACGTATGGAAGGCCATCCTGCGGGCTTTGACAATATTTTTAATCAAGAAGTACTTTTAAAACTGGCATCCCGGGCAACGGGTATTCTGCCGGATGATTTGAATAAGATGTTCGCACCGGAATTTTTGGAGGTTATGCTACAAGTCCGTAATTTTTTCATCCGGTGGTAGGAGACGAGGGAGCCCAGGCGTTTAGAAAAACGTTTCTGCGGCTCTCTTCTTTTTCCTATACACCGATTACTTTTTGGCAGGAACAGACCTTAGCTGATTTAAAACTATGGATTGCTGCTTCAGCCGACGAGGAGGGAGAAGACAATGGCTAAAAAGGCAATGGAAATGACAATCGAAATTGCCGGGAAAGTCGGAAGTTCTCTCGGCGCCTCGTTTAAAAGGGCATCTGGTGAAGTGGACGACCTAAAGAAGAAATCACTGGCTGCGAAGAGGGAGTTATCCCGTTTAGGCCGTGAGTTCTCGAAGGGGAATATTCACCAGTCTCAATACGCCGCTGAAACCAAGAAAGTACGAAGCGAACTCCGCAAGTTGGAAGGCGATATGAGACGCACCAAAGCAGTCAGCACTATGCTTAATAACGGCGTCAATAAAGTTAAGGCTACCGCAAGAATAGCTGCAGTTGGAGCTACAGCAGCTGCTGCAGTGGCTATAGGCAGTTCTGTTAAAACAGCAGCCAGCTATGAAGCCCAGATGTCTAAAGTAGGTGCTGTCTCTGGTGCGACTAAAAAAGAGTTAGCTAAGATGGATGATTTCGCGTTAGAGCTATCCAAGTCATCCATTTTCACAGCTACACAGGCTGGACAAGGGATGGAGTATTTAGCCTTGGCGGGTTGGAAGTCTAAAGAGATCATGGCTGGTATGCCTGGTATGCTCAATCTGGCAGCTGCAGGTAATTTGGATTTAGGTAGAGCGGCTGACATTACATCAGACACCATGTCTGCATTCGGCATGAAAGCAATGGAAGCTGGCCATGCGGCTGACGTGTTTGCCTATGCTCAAGCAAATGCAAACACGAACGTTGAGCAAATGGGCGATATGATGAAGTACGCAGCACCGATTTCCAACCAAATGAAATGGTCACTTGAAGAAACTTCAGCTGCTGCGATGGTAATGGCTGATAGTGGTTTGAAAGGTTCTATCGCTGGCCAGGCATTCGCATCATCAGTTTCCCGCTTATCTAAACCGACTCGTGAAATGAGAAAGAAAATGAAGGAGCTCAATATCGAGTTCTTTGATGCTGATGACAAAATGAAAAGCATGCCTGATGTGATAGCTTCGCTAGAGAAAGGGTTCGATGGCTTATCTGACAAGCAGCGTTCCGCGGCTTTGACTACCCTTTTCGGAGCAGAGGCTTACAAGCATTGGGCTATATTGCTTGAAGGCGGATCCGACAAATTACGAGGGCTGACTAAAGATCTTGAAACTGCAGATGGCGCCGCCGCGAAGATGTCTGCTGAAATGGTGGACAATTATGCTGGTTCCCTAAAGTTGCTCCAAGCTTCAGTAGAAACTGCTCAAATCAAGCTGATGAAACCTATTCTTCCGGTTTTTCAAGATTTGTTTGACGGAATTGGAGGCATGCTGGACGGGAAAACAGGTGAAATTGAATCTGTAGGTGAACGGACAGCTAAAGCACTAGGGGATGTATTCGAACCCTTTTCATTGAAAAAACCCGAAATGCAAGCTGGTGTAAAGTATAGCCATGAAGAGCTCAAGGAATATCAAGAAGAGCTGAAGCGCTATTATGAACGTCAAGAGATATTCGGCGATATGGACTTGGGTGACAAGATTGTCTATTCATTGGAAACTGCAATGGGTAAGGCGGAAGAGTGGTTAGCTGGCAGCGGCGGGGAGATGATGGGTAGGGTATTCACCACGCTTGGTGAGATTGCTGCCAAGTCCTGGTGGAATGCATTTAAAGGCGCAGTGGGCGGCTCCCTTGAAGCAATGGGAGAAGGAAACATCGGCGGAGCGCTTGGTTTAGGTGCTGCTGGATGGATGCTCGGCGGCGGAGCTATGGTGAAAGGTGCTATTGGTGCCGGACGTTGGGCTGTGGAGTCGCGCAGCGTCAAGAAATCGAAGGCAGCCGCAAAAGCGATGCAGGATACTGCTCCTGTTTCATCTGGCAAGACGAAAGAAAAGAAGCAAAAAGGATCAAAGAAAACAAAATCAAAAGCAGTGGCTTCCCAGCCCGTCGTCCAGGAAAGAAAGGCTGCAAAAACCAAGCAAACAGCAAAAGCCGCTCCTGCTCCTAAAAACATTGTGAAGAATACGGGTAAAAGTCTATTGAGCGGCGGAGGCAAATTAGCCGGCAAGATAGCGAAGATAGGGAGCAAAGCTATGCTGCCTCTAGCTTTTGCGAATGAAGCTTTTAATGTCATCAAATCAAAAGACAAAGCTAAAGCGGGCGGAGAAGCGGCGGGTGGCCTTGCGGGAACACTCGGCGGAGGAAAGCTTGGCGCGGCAATCGGCACAGCAGTTGCTCCTGGAATCGGTACGGCTGTCGGCGGGTTGATCGGCGGGATCGGCGGTTATATCGGCGGCAAATGGTTGGGTGGCAAAGCGGTTGATACCGCGCGGGGAGACGGAGGGAAATCTGAAAAAGCGACAGCAGGACCGCCTGCTCCTTCAGCAGGGAATCCGTCAGAGTCAACGTCGTTTGACAGCGCTGCACTTAATGCCGCTGCGAATGAACTGGCTGCCTCGTTAACTGCCAGTACTGCCAGTATGACGGAGTTACAGACAGGGACGAGTGCAGCAGGCCAAAGTATGACTGCATTTGCAAGTCATATTGAACAAGCTGGCGGTACCATGCAGACTTCATTTGCTGCTTTGCAAGAGAGTTCAAATGCCACTGCACATAACATTTCTGCCTTAGCAATGATTCTTGGTGAGGCCAGTGGAATGCTGTATGGCTCCATGTCTTCTTTACAATCAAATGCTGATATGACTGCGCACAGTATGTCATTACTGACGACCTATACAAGCCAAGCAAGCGGTATGATATACGGTTCGTTCGCTTCGCTGCAATCCAATGCAGAATTGACGGCGCATAGCATGTCGCTTCTCGCAACATATACGAGCCGCGCCAGTGGAATGATTTACGGACCCTTCGCTTCACTGCAATCCAATGCAGAAATAACAGCGCACAGCATGTCACTTCTGGCCACTTATACAAGCCAGGCGAGCGGTATGATGTACGGTTCCTTTTCCGGCTTACAGACAAGCACCACGATGACTACGCATAGCATGTCATTGCTGACTTCCTATATAGGACAGGCAGGCGGTATGCTGAACGGGCTGTTTGTTCCTTTGCGGGCTAGTGCCGGTTTGGCATCAAGCAACATGTCTAATCTAGCTGCAAGAATTAGCCAGGCGTCTGGCTGGATTAGTTCTTTATCAGGAATTCCTGCAGCCAGTCAGCGCGTCGTTGCAGCGCTAGGGAACTTGGAAGCAAGAATTAACAGTGTCCCACTGCCAAGCGGTGGAGGGGGCGGGAAAAGAGTGAGCTTTGATGGATAAATATAACGTGACGCAGGGCGAAACTTGGGATCTCATTGCTTTTAAACTGTGGGGAAGTGAATACTTACTTCCTCTTTTATTGGAAGCTAACCCTCTATATCGCGAAGTGGTCATCTTTTCAGGCGGCGAACAGTTAGAGGTACCTGAAATTGACGATGCCATCTATACAGATCGCCCCTCCTGGCTTGGAGAGGAGGATGAGTTATGACAAACGCCAGAAGAACCGAGCTTTCCATCCGATACAACCATAAAACATTGACGGACGAGCTCGGAGACGACTTAATTGATTGGACATATACCGATAATTTGAGCGGCGAGATAGATGACTTGCAGATTGTTGTGCAGGATGCGCTGGTTAAATGGCTGAATGACTGGTTCCCTTCTAAGGGTTCTCTTTTAGAAGTCGTCTTGGTGCGCCGATACTGGTCCAATGAATTAATAAAAACAAAACTCGGGAAGTTCGAGGTCGATGAGCTGGATGGCAGGAGTAACGGTACACGCATGACGATCAAAGCATTAAGTGTGCCGGAATCCACATCAATTCGTGGTCAGTACAAGTCGAAAGCTTGGGAAAAAGCTACACTGAAACAAGTTGCTGGTGATATTGCGAAAGCGAATAAATTAAAACTTCATTGGGAGTCAAAAGACAATCCCAAAAAGGATAGGTATGAGCAGGAGTCCGAAACCGACCTCGCTTTTTTGCATCGTCTCTGTAAAGACGAGGGGCTCTGTCTAAAACTCTCCAATCATTCTATCGTCATCTTAGATGAAGCGGATTATGAAGCAAAACCTATCGTTGACACGATCAGACGGCGCAGCCGGGATACAGACAAGATAGAAGTGGAAGACTGGAGCTTTAAAACCACTTTAAGCGGTCTCTACAAAGACAGCCGCGTCCAGTCACATTCTGCTGGTAAGAAGAAGACAATCAAAGCTACATTCGTTCCTTCGAAAGCACCAAAAGTGGGCCGTACCCTCATCATTAAAGATGAAGTAAAGTCTGTAGCTGAAGCAAATAAGCTGGCAAAAAAACGGCTTCGGGAAGCCAATAAAAATGCAACGACTGTTAATCTGATAGTCTTGAGCAAGATGCATATCGACGCGGGTATGACGTTTAATCTGAGTGACTTTGGGAGTTTGAACGGCAAGTATATCGTTACCAAAGCGACTCACCATAAAGATAAAATGACGCTAGATCTGCGCCGGTGCTTGGAGGGATATTGATGCGCGTTCAGGTAGGTGAAGTAGTAGTGATCGACCCGGCGAATGCAACAGCCAGGGTCAAATTTGAGGAACTCGATGGTAAGGTATCTGCTCCGCTCCGTATGGTGTTTTCCCAAACTTTGAAAACCAAGCATTATTCCATGCCGAGCGTCGGCGAGCACGTCCTTTGTCTATTCACAAAAGAGACGGAAGGGTTTATATTAGGCTCCTTTTATTCAGAAGAAACGGAGCCACCACGCAACGACCCGAGCAAGTATGTGAAAGCATATGAAGATGGGAGCTTGATCGAGTATGACACCGTCAGTCATACACTGTCGCTTGATATAGTAGGTGATATTCACATCCGGAGTGGTGCCGGCAATATCGTTACGGTGAATGGCCAAATGCTGTCCAATACTGGAACTCTGACTCCTAAAGGAAGCGGGTGAGAACATTGGCCATTATCGGCAGTTTCGGAGAAGTCATATTTGAGGTTTCTCCAAAAAAACTCCTATCTTTTCATGATATGGAGCGCAGCAATAAGTCGCGATGGTCTGAGCATGAGATCCATGGCAAGAAACCGAAGCTCGAATTCGAAGGAGCCGGTCTTTCCGATGTCAGTTATAGAGTATTATTGCGTGCGGAAAACGGAGTCAATCCAATCAAAGAAATTGAGAAGCTGAATAAAATGAATGACAGCGGAAAAGCTGCACATTTCATTTTGGGAAGCAAGCCTATTTCCCGTTATAAGTTCATCATCACTGAGATTACCGAAGCGATGAAAAATATTGATCAATCGGGAAATCTTCTGTCTGCTGAAGTTACCGTGAAACTGAAAGAATATGTAGAGGACAAGGTGGAAGTGAAGAAAACTACTTCCAATACGAAAACGAACTCTACTAGCAAGACAAACTCAAAGCAGCTCGAAACGATTACCATCACAGCTAAATCCATACATATCAGAAGTGGACCAGGCGTGAAAAACAAGGTGATTGGCTATGCCTACAAGGGTGATAAGTTGAAAGTTATCAGCACGAAAAATGGTTGGCACTCCCTTGGGGGCGGTAAATATATTTCAGCGAACAAGGCATATTCTTCACTTAAGAAAGGGTGAAGACATGGATTCTTATATTGTAGAACCAATGAAACATATCAAATTCGGAGCGACAGGTGCAGAGGAAGTGCTGCAGAATGTCGCTTTTATTATGGCTACGCCATATATGAGTTGCCCGTTGGACAGAGCATTCGGTTGGAAGATGGAGATTGATTCACCAATCCATCTTGCTAAGGCCCGGATAGCTTCCCAGCTTACAGAAATTATCCATACATTCGAACCGAGAGCTATTGTTACTGAGGTGCTTTTCGACGGCGATGGCATAAAAGGTAAATTGGTACCGAAAGTGAAGGTGAGTATAAATGAGCCGCTTTAATTTGCCTGATCTTTATTTTCTAGAGAAAGCTCCTGAAGTAATTGAGCGAGAGATGCTTATGCATGTGGAGGAGAAAACACAACTGACACTGCAGCGGGCGGATCCCCGCCGTAAATTCCTGCAGGGACTGGCTGCTTATATTTCTATTGAACGCAATAACTTGGAACATAGTCTGCGGCAGAACCGGTTATCTTATGCAGAGGACAACATGCTGAATCATATGGGAGTGGAAATGTCGACTGAGCGGCTGCCTGCAAAGTTTTCCAACACTACCATGGCCTTCAGCCTGGAAGAAGACCGCGTGGATACCCTTTCCATCCCGACCGGGACACGCTTTCTGGTGGGTGAAGATATTTACTTCGAGACAACTGAAGACAGGCTGGTACCTAAAGGGGTACAGCTGTTTACTGTAGGCGCTGTCTGTACGCAGCCAGGTGATATCGGGAATGACTTTCTGCCAGGCGAGATCACTATTCTGGTAGAGCCATTGCCATATGTAAAGCATGTACAGAATACAACCATCTCTGCCGGCGGTGCTGAGGAAGAAGATGACGATGCATACGCTGAAAGGATACGTTTGGCACCAGAGAGCTTTTCGGTTGCAGGCCCTGATGGTGCATATATTTATTGGGCGAAAGCGGCGAGTCAGAACATATCTGACGTCCAAGTTGATTCCTCAGAGCCCGGTATTGTGGATGTCCGATTGCTTATGAAAAACGGACGATTACCGGAACAGGAAGAAATCGAGCTTGTGCAATCTATATTGATGGATCGTAAAGTGCGGCCGCTTACTGATTTTGTTCGAATCAGCGCGCCGACCGTTGTAGCTTATACTTCAGAAGTAGAATATTGGATTGCAGATTCCAATGCTTCAGTATCCTCCATTATCGAACAACAGGTAGAGCAGGCGTATGAAGACTACTTGATTTGGCAGCGATCGAAAATGGGCAGAGACGTAGATTTCTCTGAACTCATTGCGCGCTTGAAGCAAGCAGGGGCTTCTCGTGTCTCTGTCAACACACCGATGTTTATAGAAGTTGACAAGCTAAGTGTTGCTAAAGAAACGTCAGCTGCTATAAATTTCAGAGGTCTTGCTGATGGTTAAGGTCCAAGAAAATGTTCTTTTAAAACTGCTGCCGTATAGCCTTAGACAAGATCCAGTGTTGGTTGCAATGGCCGAAGCCGCAGAGAATCAGTTGAAAATGGCATACCGAGAAGCTGAAGCGATTTTTAATCTGGTGGATATTGATCAAGTGCCGGAACAGCTGCTGGACTTGCTTGCTTATGAAAAGCACGTGGACCTCTATGATTCCAAATGGCCAAATCAAATAAAAAAATCAGTTATTAAAAAGTCTATTAGTCATCATAGAAAAAAGGGAACGCCAAGTGCTGTAGATACCTCTGTTAAGAAAATCTTCGGTGATGGGATAGTGGATGAATGGTTTAACTATGGTGGAAAACCATATCATTTTCGTGTTATTACTGAACAATCATTAGCTGCAGATATAAACATAAAAAATCTGACGTCTATCATCCATGAATCGAAGAATACTAGGTCTTGGCTGGAAGACATCACAGTGAGACGCAAAATGGATTTAGGATTGAATATAGGCGGCGCGGTGTCGGGCTACCAGATCACCAACATCCAGCCGCCGAAATTCGAGCTGCCGGACCTGCAGACGAGTATCCACTATGGCGCATTAGTCGCAAAATACGATAAGACAAAAATTGAAATGCCTCCCTTTACAATTGCTGAAGCACAGCTCAGTAAGACGTATGGCGGGGCATTTTCCTATTGGCAGCAAACGAAAATATATCCTAAAGGAGTGAGTAGATTTGGCGAATTATGAAGGCATGATTTTGACCAAGAAAGGTCGTGACCTGCAAGCGAAAGCAGAAGCGGGAACGAAGCTTGTTTTCACACGCGTCAAGATTGGCGATGGTCAGGGCAGCGGCACGTATGATGAGCTGAACGATTTGGTTCGTCCGAAGAAGGACCTCAGCATTAACAGCATCAAAGCGGAGGGTGACGGGCTCTGTCGAATTCGTACGCATATCACAAATATTGGTTTGGAACAGGGCTTGTTTGTGTATGAAATTGGTCTGTTCGCACAAGATCCGAATGTAGGTGAGATTCTATATGGCGTGACAACGGCCACTACACCGGACTACCTCCCACCAGCCGGCGGCACGACACTCGTCAATCATCAGTTTGACTTGGTCATCATTATCGGCAACGCAATGGAGATCCACGCTAACATCGAAACGGACGGCTATGTCAGCAAGGCGGATTTCGATGAATGGACGCGCAAAATAGAACGCCTTATCATTCAGTCAGAAATTGATGGGCGGGTGCCGGAGTCAAATAAGGGGACATTCTTTGATAAATTTGACGGTGAACCTTCCCGCTTAACTTTCTTGAATGATTCTGCTGATTTAACAGAGGATGTGGTGGCTGGCACGTTAACTCTTCCGATCGTCATGACAAAAGGTACATTTAAGCCTCAAACTGAGGTGATCATCATGGATGATCAGAATCAAGAGACGTTGATGGTGACGGCTGTTGGCGATGGACAGATTACGGTTGAGCAGTTGGTTCATGCTTTTAAGAAAGGCGCAACGATTGCACGAAGTACGGCGGTAGTCGATAAGGAAAATCAAGCGATTAAGTTTCCGTGCTGGGGAACTTATTCTGTTGGGGGGGTGAACTGATTTGACATGGGAAGTTGTAAAATCTAAAAGCTATTTCTTAGATGGGTTTACAGGTCACAGTTTTTATTATAAGAGACCGACAAAATCGAATTACTATTATTGGACTTTTGAAACCTATCCAAACACCGATCTTTCAACAATAGACACAGATAAATACTTTTACAGAGCACGTATTTTGAGTGAATCGGGAGAAGAGTTATTTTCTTACGAAATGAAAGACGAGGACCATAAGAGTGGGTTTAGTGTAAATACTAGCACCATCGGTAAAAGTTACCGTACATTTACTTTTGAAAGGAAATCGAAAAATACCAATCCCGAAATCAATATTTCGACGGACAATAGTATTACACTTTATGAAAAGGAAATTTTAATAGCCGAAGGCACAACTAAGGATACTGACGTTGGTGATGTAATAACAGTAAAATATCAAATAAACAGCGGCTCAGTTCGAAACCTACATTCTGCAATTTCAGACGGCAGCTCACCAATTTCTTTTTCGAAGGAACTGACCTACTCGGAGGGTATCCTTAAAGACGGCAAAACAGCTCTGACAAGCTTACTAAGCAAAGATCAACCGCATACTATTTCTTTTTGGGCGGAGGACGGCAACGGTGGCAAATCGGAAGTCATCACCCGCACATTTTATGTTGTACCGAATAGACCCCCGACTTTAAAGGTTGATCCAATTGCAGCTAAGTCAAAGCTAATCAACAGCGACGTCATCAACGTCAACGGCTCCGTCGAGGATTTGGACAACAATGACATAGTCGTCACCATGCAGGTCAATGATCAGGAGCCGGTTGAGGTCTATACGGGCAAGTCGGGAGCATGGGCGTTTAACATCGCGCTGAAGGACTTGAGGATAGGTGCTAACACGATCACTATTAAGGCGACTGATACCTATGATGCCTTTACCTCCAAGGTGCTAACCATCCGTAAAACGCACGATGCAGTGCCGATCAATGAGGCGGTTGGTCTGTATAAAATCAATCCACCAACCGAATCTTCGCAGAAGATACTCCTATGGATCGAACGGCAACTGGGCGACCTGGCCGTTACTGCAGAAATCTCCATGACTAACGATGGTGAGCCGGAAAACTTTGTCACTCTTCCGCGAACCAACACAGCGCCTAAAGAAGGCCTGCAGGAGGATGAGTTTGCCTATCAGGATGCTGCACAGAAAACAGATATCATCTTGAAAATCATCTACAACCGTACTGATTCCGCAGCAGTCGCGACCATCAAAAAGATTTCGGGGGTGCTTAGCTGATGAGACGACGTAAACGATTGCCTGACGGCACGCTTGGACCATTGGAAGATGTGTTTGGCGAGGAAACGCCCGAAGAAAAAATGGCACGCTTGGAGAGAGAGAATGCTTTCCTCTCTTTTTCTTTGGTTGAAAAAGACATGCAAATTGAGAATATCCAGGAGCAGCAGGCGGGTCTTGTGTTCCAATTAATCGAAAAGGGAGTGCTGTAAATGTTTGAGGATTACTATTTCAATGTGGCAAAGTCATATTACCCGCGTTTTTATACGAAGGATATGGTGAAAGTCTTTGTTGAATCCGGCAAGATTACGGAAGCTCAGTATAAGGAGATTACTGGCGATAAGTTTGTAGCTGATAAGAAATAAAGGGCTTCTTTCCTCTTCTGTCGAACTGTGTAATGAAAGGGGGAGATGTCTTTGATGGATGATTTGGAATTACGCAGCAGGATTCTAGATAGAATCAATGCAGAATTGCTTGACAGTGAAGTGCAAAAGAAGGCAATTTATAAAGAAGTTAGACATGAAAGTACGCTAGTGGCGACATTAAGACTTCACTTGTATGCCGAAAAAGAATTAAATGAGATATTACCTGTAATGGTTTTGCATTCGGAGAGTATTGTAAATCAGGTTTTTAAAAGAAAATTGAGCTTGCTGTATAGTTTAGGAGTTATGGATAAGCATTTATTTGATGCTATATCAAAATTAAATGATGTTAGAAATAACTTTGCTCATAAATTGGAATACGAAAGCAGCAGTGATTATTACCAGGACTTAAAGTCAGGGCTAAGCGGATGGGTGTTAGAGAATCACAAAGCCGATGTAAAAATGATTGAACTATCGAATGGTGAATTAGATGATGATACTAAGTTTAGAATCGCGATCGCAGGAATTTGGATTCAATTAAGGATATTCGCAACTAGTATTATGTTAAAAAAATTCGAATATGCAAAGCGACTTGAAAGAGAGATAAAAGAAGAGCTTGATAAAGAATCGACATCTACTGATGAGGAGTAACTCTGCGCAATGCTTTTAGTCGCATTCGGTCGCTAATGCGCAACAATAAGCAGGTTATATGCCCTCTCTGTCGAATAGAACAGTAACAGGGAGGGATTATGTTTTGTCTGATGCATTTTGGGCAGTTATAGGCGCTGCCATCGGCGGGTTGATTACACTGGCAGCAACATTTTTTAATTCTTGGCAGAGCAGGCGGACAGCCAAAATAGAATTTAATCGAAAGAATTTCGAAGAGATCTACACGATGGCATTAAGAATATTTGATTTGCTTGAAAATGGCCTTGAGGGAAGACGGCCAGCATTTCCTCCTGTGTACTCCGTCTCTGCCAGGAATGAAGCGGCAGAAAATAGTGCACTGTACCGCAAGCAATTTGAAGAAAGCAAATTCAGGTTGGAGATGTTAGTTAATTTCTATAGTGATAATCTGGTTGTAGCGACAACTAAGTATTTACGTGAATGTGAAAATTATTTTGAGAAAAAAGTCGAAATACGTACTTCCGAAGAGTTGGAAGTCGTCAAAAAAAAGTTTGATGAGCTTAAAAAGCAAAAAGAATATTACTTCAAAGCGATATACGCAGAAGCTAGAAAGAATTACTAGGGGATTCTATTAATTACTATAGAAAGGAGGAATAGGTGTGGATTACTTTTTAATAAAGTGGAATAATGAAAAGTCTATTGTGCAGGCTAATAATGGATTGGAAGCAGTCCGCAGGTGGTTCGAAGAGGGTGTCGAACAAAGAGCCAAAGAGGGTCAATTGATTAAGTTCAATCCTCGCGAATTTTCAGTTGAGAATATTGGTAGTGAAGTTATGGTAGCTAGAAAACGATGA